ATTTATAAGTTTGAACGATTATAATATATCGTTGATGATACACAATAATAAATTAAATTATTATCTAAAGATAATTTCATAATAATATAATAAATATATCATTATGAAAAACATAATTACATTTAACAATAATGTCGAATGTAGTAGTTGTAATTTAAATGGATTTTTCTGCTATACACCAAATGGATCAGATTATATAACATGTCCATTATGTAATAATGCGGAATATGGCACATATACTGTGAAACCAGAATATGATATAGATAAATTTTACAATAATGATTCCGATTTGAGAAACATACTATATTGTGATAATTGTAGAATTCTATTTGAATTTGGGTGTATTCATGCCGAAAATGGTTGCACATCTTCTATTTTTAATGGACACTTAGTAGGAAAATGGAGGGATAGACTTACATATCAAGTATATATTGGTATGCCTCAATTTGATAGTCTTGATGAATGGTATAATAAAGTTAATTATATTGAGATTTTAAGTTGGATATGTCCTAATAACAGTTGGCATTGTGATAAGGCTGCATACCCGAAAACTACACATCCCAAGTCTTATAGACAATGTACATTAGTATAATTAAATTGTTTCTGGATTATTTGAAAATTTTATAGATTTTAATAATGGACAATTTTTATTTAAAATAATACGTATCATTTGGAGTAAGTGATATATTGATTTACTGGTTGTTAGATGACGCTGATAAAAATATTTAAAAATATTTACTTTTTCCAATACATCTATTTTTGATATAATTATATGTGTTGTACCAGATATATTAATTGCTTTTATAAGTTTATCCATATTTAAATAATTTACTGTGCGTCGCCGTCCAGTAGTTGTTCCATATTCTTCTCCCGCCTTACCTATTTCTGTTAATTCTTCATCATTTAATAAACTTGGCGGAAATTCTGGATCAACACCTACTCGCGTATCATATATTTTTGCTGCACCATATATGTTTCGAATTAATTGTGGTGGAAATCCCAAACTACATGCGCCATATGGTAATGTTGTGCTGCTTGTAATATAAGGATAATTACCATAATCAATATCCAACCAAAATCCTTGCGCTCCTTCACATAAAACATTTCCATATAATTTTTCATCCCAAATATATTCTCTGAACCATTTTGCATCATTTTTTACCATTTTTCCAGTGCGACCATATTTATCTCTATAACACGGTGCAATTCCATTTGATGTGGTTCCAAGAAGGTCCTTATATTTGTTAATATCTTCATTAATATGCTCTTGTAAAATAACATGCGCTTTTGGCGAAATCTTAATTAAACTCGTATCAAATCCATTTGCTTTTAAATATTCTATTTCTTTGTGAAATGCGTTAATGTTTATAACACAACCAGGTCCAATAATAGATTTAATACCAAAAAATATACCTGAAGGTATCAAATGTGTTTTGTATTTTTTTCCATCAACAAAAACAGTATGTCCAGCATTATTACCACCTGACCAACGACATACAAAATCATAATCTCCATTTTTACTTAATTGAGATACAATTTTGCCTTTTGCCTCATCACCCCACGCTAATCCACAACATATATCTACTTCGTTAACCCTAGACATGTTATTACTTATTTATAATGTTAAATTCTTTTTAAATTGTAGTCATTTTCATTATTCTTCTTGTGTTATATTCTTTTTTAATATATCTAACATTTCTTGCTGTATTTTTTCAATATTTTCTAATCTTTTATTTAATAAATCAAATTGTTCTTGAAATGCTTGTTGCGGCGCTGGTTGCGGTGCTTGTTGCGGTGCTGATGGCGACTTAGATTTTAATTTTGATAAAAAACCTTCCATTTCAAATGATGAATTATCAGAAGTAATTGGTGTTAATTCTTGAAATGTAACTTGTTTTGATAGTATTGCAGGCGTTTGATTCTTTGGACTAATATCTATAATATTTTCATTATTTAAAGCAGTTTCATTACCTATCTTAATGTGTCTGGATTGTTCTTGAGTTTGAGTGTTGGATTTTATAGTACCATCTTTGTTTATCCACTCTTCTGCCGCAGTTGTATCTTGGTGGTCTAAAACTACATTTAATTCATTTTCTCTTTTTTTAATAGCGTCTGCCAACATATTATCCATTTCTGATCCAATTGGTTTATCTAAGTCATCTGAAAAATCTATTCTTTCAGGTTTTTTTGTTTGCATTAAATTTGTAAAATCATTTTGTCTTTTTTCTAAATTATTTTGAAATTTATGTTGATTTTGTTTAGATAATTCTTCTGATGTTATAGGAATATTTGTCGTAGATGATTGCGTCGTAGATTGTGCTCGATATTTATTTAAATCTGTCATCATTTCACTAATTATTATTTTATTTAATTGTGTTAATGTTGAAGATGTTTTTGCTTTCTGTTGAATACTTTCTATTTTTTTTTCAAAATCTTTTTGTACATTTTTTATATAATTAGATGCAATCCCTTTAAAAATACCACCTTCATACATAAGATTCCACAATAACGCTTTATTTTCTGGTTTAATTAATTTCTCTCTTTCTGATAGCAACGACATATAAAAATTTATATAAATATATTTTTATATATTTTACACCCTTGAAGATTTAATCACTATGATTAAAATATTTGTTCCTAAGTTTTTTCATTTCTGCATCTGGAACCCTTTTTGTCATAAACGCTTTATAAGATTTACAATCTTTTAATAAATTAATTATTAAATAGAGAGAATACATTCCACATTCTGTATTACTTTTTTGATGTTCAAAAGGATGATTTTCATAAAATTTCATCGATATACCTAATGCATCTGCTTGTGTCGTTATACGATTTACTAATTCCATTATTTCATCTGGAATAGCATCACCATTACTATCAAAATAAAAAATATATCCTGCCCTTACATTTACAAATATTGAAACCCAATGTGAACCATTTTCATAATGCGGATCTAAATTAAAAATTATTCCTATTTTATTTTTGCCTTTTTTTATTAATTTGCTTAAACTAAATTTACATAATTCTTCCCAAACACATTCATTATATAATAAATGTTTATCGAAATCAATCGGCGATGGTCCCATAAATTCAAAACATTTATATTTCTTTTCATACTGTTTCATAACCCGTTCTATATCTAAACTTGTTAGCCATTCATATGGATCTTTTTTCCATGTCTTTGGTGCTTGCGGAGCAAATGTATATGCCATAAGTGACTTCGTAGATTCATCTTTCATGAAATTTTGTCTTAACCAACAGGTTTCTACATTACAAATATTACTCATATTATTTTTTAAAGTATTCCATATCACTCTTGGTTCTGTTGCTGTAATTTTTACATCTGGATGCCTTGCATTCCATAATGTTTTCATTTTATTTAATGCTTCGTCACTATAACATGTATAATCTTTCTCCTCTGCAGTTGGACTGCATTTTGCTTTTTTTGTTTGTTCTTTCTTAGTCATTATATAATATATTACTATATAATGACAAAATTCTTTTTATTTTTGTTTTTATTTTTATTTTATCTAACATGCATTAATACTCTATAATACTTATTATGGTTTTTTCTTTTTCTTTAATCCTTTTATTTTAAGAGCAGCAGTTTGTAAATTTATTTGTTTTTTCTTAGGAGGAGGTATAGTCTCTTCGATTTTAATAATTTTTGTATTAACAAAATTATCTAATGTGGAAATAATAGTGGGTTTATTCATCATTATCTCATTTGCCTTTTCTAAATTAATTGCTTCTTTTAATATTATGTTTTGATCATCTTTTAATTCACTGATATATCCATATTCATCTTGTAAAATATCTCGTGTATCAGTCATTTTAAAATATTCTATAATTGATGAAACATAATTATCATGAATTCTTTTTAAATTTTTAGATGGAATAACACCCTTTAACATTTCTCGTGTTAATCCTAATACTCGTTTTCTATAAAATTTAACCTCTACTTTATTTACTATCATATTTTCAGGTCTTTTTTTTGCCAAATCTGTCGTATAACTAGGATTTGTTAAATAGTCTAATGTAACATTATTTGTATATGAACTTTTTTCATTTTGCAGTAGTTGTCCAGATATATCCATTAGATTATCATATGATTTTTTACATAATAATCTAACTTTATTATAATTTATATAATTTATATAATTTGTATAATTTGTATATAATTTGTATATAATTTGTAAAATTAATTTAAATCTTTCACTTGTTGTCGTGTACAATTATCAAATATATTTCTACCAATATTACACGTATTAGGATTAAAAGATTCCATTTGTGGTGTTGAAAATAATTCAGGGAAAGGTTGTTCTACATTTCTACCACTTACAGTAACACTATACATATCACTATTACTACCAGGAACATAATTTGACTGTTCACATTTTTGTAAAGCAAAAAACTGATTGCGCAAACTGGATTCAAGATTCACATTTGTAGCAAAACCACTCCATGGTGCATTTCTTTCAACACCCGGTGTAAATGTAGTTGCAGTATTATATGTTGGGTAATTTTGAAGGGGAACATTAGATTTAGCCCGTTGATCTAATATAGGCATTATAGCATATTTTGTGGAGACAGCACGTGTGTGAATTTGCGCAGGTCTAATTGCTGAAGATGGAATATTTCGCGCAGAAATTCTATTATTTAATTCATCTACTCTATCATTTCCACAATAATATACACCATCAATAACTCCATATAATTTGCCAGACATTATATAATAAATACATATATAATATTATTATTACCTAAATACTTAATAATAATATCCAATTACTATAAAGATGTGCGGTATTTTTGCTGTGTTGAATAATACTAACACATTTAAGGGAGAAACAATTCAAAGGGCAATAGACATTGGTAGCAAAAGAGGACCAGAAACAACAACTACTTTTAATACTAATGATAATGTTTTACTGGCATTTCATCGGTTAGCAATTAATGGTCTTGATTATGCATCAGGACAACCTTTGACACTTGATGACATAACTTTGATTTGTAATGGAGAGATTTATAATTATAGAGAATTATTTAAAGCAATAAATCTATGTCCTATAACAAATTCAGATTGTGAAATTATTATTCATTTGTATAAAAGATTTGGTATTGAACATACTCTTAATCTTTTGGATGGAGTATTTTCTTTTGTTATTTATGACGCCCGCACATTTTATAGTAACAAACTTAAAGGAATTGATAAAATTATTTATATTGCTCGAGATCCATTTGGTGTTAGGCCACTTTATCTTATGGAATATAATTCACATGAACCTATTATTGCTGTTGCTTCCGAAATGAAAGTTCTTAATCAATTAGTTGTTTCAGATCATCAGAGTGATTCATTTAATATTAAACAATTTCAACCTGGAACATATTCATCATATGTAAAACCTGCACATAATTTTACTTTTTGGGAAACTGATTGGCGAAATAAACAATATTTTAATATTTTAAAAAATGAAAATAAAGTAAGTAATATTATTAATCCAATTACACCTTATACATACTATGAAGTAACAGATATCAAACTATCTATTTATCAAAAATTAAATGCTGCTGTGCGTAAACGTGTAATAGGAACAAGTGATCGACCGATTGCATGTTTATTATCAGGTGGACTTGACAGTAGTTTAATTACATCACTGGTTAATAAATATTATAATGGAACTCTTGAAACATTTTCTATTGGAATGGAAGGATCAGAAGATCTTAAATATGCCAGAATTGTAGCAGAACATTTGGAAACTAAACATACAGAAATAACACTTACAAATAAAGAGTTTTTTGATATTATTCCTGAAGTTATTAAAGCAATTGAAAGTTATGATACTACTTCAGTAAGAGCAAGTGTGGGAAATTATCTTATTGGAAAATATATCTCTGAAAATAGTGACGCTAAAGTTATATTTAATGGTGATGGAAGTGATGAACTTACAGGTGGGTATATTTATCTATTAAAAGCGCCCAATGACAATGAGTTTGATAATGAGTGCCATAGATTACTAAAAGATTTATATGCATTTGATGTTTTACGATCTGATAAATCAATATCATCACATGGATTAGAACCACGCACACCTTTTTTAGATAAGGGATTTGTAGAATATTATTTAAGTATTCCTTCATCAATAAGAAATCCTTGTTCAGATCATCCTAATAATGTTAGCGCTAAAATGCATAATAATTATAGACCTATAGAAAAACTTCTTCTTAGACAAGCAATTGAACAATGCGATTCTGATTTACTTCCAAAATCTATTTTATGGCGTACAAAAGAGGCATTTAGTGACGGCGTTAGCGGAAATTCTGGTTCTTGGTTTGAAATTATTAAAGAAAAAGTAAAAGAATTGGGTGTTAATAATGTAGATACTAATATTAATTCACCAACTACAGATGAACAACGTTATTATAGAAATATTTTTGATAAAGAATATCCTGATTGCGCCGACATTGTTCCTTATTTTTGGATGCCCAAATATGTAAATGCTACAGACGCAAGTGCACGTAGTTTAGAATTATACCAAGATTTACAATAAAATAAATTATAATTATCACAACATAATGTATATGTTGTCATATTTATTCGGTCTTTCTGAAGCAACATGGCATCAAAAATTATATTTATATGCCATTTATATCTCTTATATTTTATTTGCTATTGCTTACACAGGTATTATTGCAGTTTCTCCTGCATATTTACAAACTTTGAATACTTTTATTAAATATTATGTTGCTTTATTTTTAGTTTTGCGATTTAATCCATTAGTTAATTTTAAAAAGAATCCTGGAGCAGCAGCGTTTGATAGACGTATTGCCTTTTCAGCAGGAATGTTCTTATTGTTAACTACAACAGCAATGCAAATAGCAAAATCTTATTTCAAAAATATTGTAAGTGAAGTTATTTCTTTCGATTACGTCTAGTTTTTTTATTTTTGACTTTATATCGCTTTTTAATTGTATGATTTTTTTTACTACGTTTAAAAAATGTTTCTAAATGCACCATAATTTGTTTACTAATAACTTTATCAACATCTATTTCCACATCATTTTTAATTATAACAGTATAATTATATTTTTTCATATAAATTTCTATTGTATCAATAAAATCTTTTTCTACCATATCTATAACTGACTTGAATTTATCATAATATCTTTTTGCCATATCTCTATAGGGCATACTAAATGTATATGGTTTAATATTAATATAATAAACATTACTCTGTTCCATTAAAGGATGATATTGATCATCTAAAAAACATATTTCTGCATTTGATGGTATTTTAGTGCATTTAATAAGGTCATCTACACTTTTATCATGACTTGTTCTACAAATTTCTACAACTTTGCCACGAACTTTAAAAGCAGCAATAATTTGATCAAAAATCTTCTTATCCAGTCGATTTTCAAAATATTCACTAATCATTTTTGCCCATGTTTTGGGTCCTTGATTATTAGTATAAATCATTATTTTATCACATTCATTTATCTCTCTTTTATTAAGAAGATAATTAAGTATTTTAGTTATATTGGGACGCAGAAACTCAGGGAAAGTATCTATAAGTTCAAAGAATCGTTTATTATTTAATGGTTGCAATTTTACTTGCGGATTCTTTGATATTTTTTCTAATGCATCCCAAAACATTCCAATTTCCACAAAACACCCTAATGTTTCATCAAGATCAAATACTACTATTTTTAATGGTTTATGTGTTTCTGCTGGCATATTACTAATAATTGGAGAGAATATATATTTATAATTAAATGCTACATGACATGAAACAAATAAAATTGTAATAAGTGCTACTATAATGAAAGAACCATTATTTCTTAATATATTATAAATATAGTCCGTAATTATCATTATAAAATTATTCTATTCTATTATTAATTTTATAACGTAGATAAAAATAATTAAATCGTTAATATATATACTAGTAGTAATGGGACTTGTTCATAAAGATTATTTGACTATCTTAAAATTTTATGGAATTAATACATCTGGTATGCAAAAACAAGATATTAAAGAGAAAGCAGAAAATATTTTAGCAATAAAACTTTGCAAATGTATTAAAAAAATAAATCCAAGTGGCATTAATGAATCAAAAGCAATTGCTGTTTGTACTAAAAGTGTTTTACATAAAAAAGGCATTAAAGCAAATGGATTCAAATGCATAACTAAACCACGTCTTATTGCTAACAAAAAAACTAAAAAAATTCTTATTAAATTAAAAGGTAAAACTCGTAGAACCCGTAGAACCCGTAAAACTCGTAGAACCCGTAAAACTCGTAGAACCCGTACAAACTTGTAGACCCCGTACAAACTTGTAGAACCCGTAAAAACTTGTAGATAAATTATTTGTTTAAATAATCCATTGCAGATAATAATACATGCTCTTCACCTGTAAATTTTTGAAATATTAAATTTTCCCACAGACGAATTTGAAAAAACATATTCATTCTATTACGACATGTAATATGTATACCATCATCATGTACCTTAATTTGACATATAAAACCTCCTGTAGTAAGTTTTAGAATTTCCGGGTTTTTTAATGAAATCCAACGTATATAACTACCATATTGTAAATCTGGAACTTCATCTACATATCGATAATCATCTAATTGTTTTTGCAATTTATAAAATAATTCTGAAGAAATACCCAAATCTTTTAATATTTTATTTTTAATTAATTTAATCTTTTTGTGATCCAAATTTATTAATCTTTCATTATCTTCATTTTCTAATGCTATAAGTAATTTATTTACATCAAAAGAATCATCCATATTATATAATTAATAATAATATTTATAATACATAAATAAATCATTTTAAGTTTATGTATTATGAGTTATCTTATTGCTGCGGTTGATGCAAATCTGGGTCTTGGTTTAAATAATAACCTACCGTGGAAGGAAACCGACGAAGGGAAAAAAGATATGGCATTTTTCCGTAAACAAACACGAAATAGTGCTATTCTTATGGGATATAACACATGGAAAAGTATAGGCAGACCTTTACCTGGCAGACTCAATATAATTGTTACTAAACGTCATTATGATGAAATGAAATTATATATAGATACTTATAATAAACCTAATACTTCTATCGAAGTGTTTAATGATTTAAAAAAAGCAGTGTTGTTTGCATTAGATTATGAAAATAAAACAAATAAATGCTGTTATATTTGTGGAGGTGGAGAGATTTATAAGCAATATTTAAAAATGTTTATACCCAAAATTATTTATTTGACTAAATTTACTAAAAATTATAATTGTGATGTTTTTTTCCCAATAGAATATCTTGAAAAATACACAGAGCATAATCTGTGTAAAATTACAATAGACGATGATATATTTTATACCTATAGGCATTGCACCGGAGGTTGTTTCTATAATTTGTTCAATATTCCTCCAGTGATGCTTTGAATAGTTGTAGTGTGGTTTTATAAAATAAATATCCCTTATGTAAGGTTGCCTAAGCAAAATGGTTTTTTTTCGTAATTTCAGATTCTCTGTGAAAAATATGAAAATGGACATTTATAAATGTCCAAAACCAATATTTCTTTTGCAAATTTTAAAATCAAAACTTGAAAAAAGTGGTTTAGACGATAATGCTCTGGTTTCCAGAATTTTCTATTATTGGGTTGTTACCAACAGAAAAAAAAAGCATTTTGCGTCGAATATTTAGGAACTTTTTCTGTTATCATTTTAAGGTAATAAATGATAACAAATGATAACAGAAAAAGATCCAAATTATTTAATTGTGAAAGTTGTGACTATACTACGTGTAAAAAAAGTCAATACGATAGACATTTGTCTACAGGGAAACATCAACTGGTACTAAATGATAACCAAAAAGTTCCAAAAAGATCCCAAACCTGTAAATGTGGGAAAATATACAAATATATTAGTGGATTGTCGCGCCATCAAAAAACATGTAGGTATAAAGAATCTACACAAGACGTAAATGTAATATCTTCAATTATGCAGGAACATTCTGATTTAAAAAATATGGTTGTTGAAATACTCAAAAGTAATGGAGAATTACAGAAACAAAACAGTGAATTACAAAAACACGTAATTGAATTATGTAAAGTAGGTACTAATAATAATTATACTAATAGTCACAATAAAACTTTTAATTTGAATTTTTTCTTGAATGAACAATGCAAAGATGCTATGAACATTACAGATTTTGCAGATTCTGTTACATTAAGTCTAAAAGATTTGGAAAAGGTAGGTTCATCTGGATATATTGAAGGTATTTCATCAATAATTATTAAAGAATTAAAAAGTTTAGATGTGTATAAACGGCCTGTGCATTGTAGCGATGCAAAGAGGGAAACATTATACATTAAAGACGAAGACAAATGGGAAAAAGAATGCTCTGAAAATAAGAAAATTAAAAAAGTAATAAAAAATGTAGAACATAAAAATATCAAAATGATAAGTAAATGGACCGAGGAACACCCGAAATTTTTTAAGAGTACAGATATAGATAATGATCAATATTTACATATAGTACAAGAATCCATGGGTGGTCCAGGTAATTTGGAAGAAAAAGAAAATAAAATTGTAAAAAAAATAGCAAAAGAAATGATTATAGATAAATAGTTTATTACGCTAATAAAATTGAATTGTTAAAACCAGTTTATAATTATTATACAGAAACATTTACTTATGGATAATAATAAAGAAACAATTGCAATATCGTATTATTGTCCTTTGCGACATTATTGTATGATAATTAATGTTGTTACTTTTATATTACTAGCATATATTATAAGTGTTGTATATGTATTAGTATATGATACTTATTCAAATGTAATAAATATATGCCCAAAATCTTTACTTTGGATTTTATGTTTATTTACAGTTATTACTTCAATATTAAATTTAATAGTTTGTGTATGGGGAAATTTTAAAAATAAAATAAATAAAGCAGCATATATCTGTGTAATTTCAATAACAGTTTTGAACATGATTTTAATTTGTAATGAATTAAATGATGTATGTGTATCAAATAATTTGGAAACAACCCCAATCTATATTATAACAAAGGGATGGTTTTATGTAATGAGTTACTTAACATTATCTATGTTTATCGGAAGTGGATTTTATATATGTTATATAAGTCTATATGAATTTGAATATATTAGAACAAAATCTGATGTAAATATATATTATGATCCATTTGAATCACATAGTGTAACTAACTTAGTATAAATATTATAAATTCATAAAAATAATTTTATAATATACACCGATGAAGATTTAAAATGGGACTTTGTCCCATTAAAAGTAATTAGGGTAACGTGCCGATAAATGAGTTTAACAGGCATGCAAAGCGTGCCGATTTAAATCTTCATCGGTGTATATTTTTACCATGGACTGCCTCCAAAAGCACTAAATCCTTCATTTGCAGCCATTGGTTCTTGGGCGTTAACTAAGGGCGTAACTTGATTCTGATACATTTGATTAAAGTCAGGACTCTGCTGTAAAGCAACTTGTGTAGTCTGTAGTTGAGGAAGAATACCTGGTTGAGGATTTGATGGTAGAAGTTGACTACGACCTAAATTATCTGCTTGACTCGGTTGATGTCCAGAAATAGGTTGTGATACACGTACATTACCACTTTGATCTTCTTTTTTATCGTTTGTTTCATCCTTTCCATACCATAACTCTAATACACGGTCTAATAAAATATTAAGTTTTGCGCCCAATTTTGTTTGCATAGTGGTAAGGATAATCAATAACGGAATCATAAAGTTAGTAGCATTGAATTTGGAGTATTCGCAATTACTATATGTGGGAATGTAATGAATAATTTTATTGGTGAACCAAATTGCACATACAATTAAAAGAAGTTGACCAATACTTTCTGCTAATATTTCTAAACTTCCTTTGGAATCGTCATCTTCAGGAACAATATATTTAATAGCTTTCAAAATAATCATAACTGGAATAACCGAAAGTAAAGTATATTGAAGCATATTCATCATTTCACACTTATTTTCGTCATCAAAGTTAAATACATATTTGAAAAATCCTATTGATTCTTTTGGAATAGATTTTACAGTTTCTGTAACATTTTCCATTATGATTTATAAAAAGAAATTAAATATACGAGTAACATAATATATATATGTTAAAAACAGCACTAAAATCTATAAAAGAAATTATTTGTATTGCTAAAAAAAGTTAAATACAAAATAATAGTATCATTATAATGTTGAAATATGCAATTGACCTAAATAAATACAAAAATCGTGATAAAGATGGCGATTATCATGACGAATATCAGTATCTTAATTTGTTAAAAGATTTAATGGAACATGGAACTCTTGAAGAGGGCAGGAACGGTGCCGTTCAGACTGCGGTTGGTTCAGCTATGCACTTCTCTCTAGAGAATGGTAAGATTCCTATTCTTACTACTAAAAAAACTGCTTGGAAAACTTGCCTCAAAGAGCTTTTATGGTTTATTAGAGGAGATACTTCAAATAAACGATTAAATGATGTTGGGGTTCATATTTGGGATGCAAATACTACCCGTGAATTTTTAGATTCAAGAGGGTTACAGCATTATGAAGAAGGAGATGCGGGAAGTATTTATGGATATTCCTGGAGATTTTGGAATGCACCATATAAGGGTTGTAATGAAGATTATACGGGAAAAGGAGTTGATCAACTTCAACAAGTAATTGATTGTTTAAAAGATCCATCTCAACGAAGCTCACGAAGAATGGTAATAAGTGCATGGAATGTAGAACAATTAGATGGAGGATGTTTACCTCCATGTCATGTATTGATGCAATTTAATGTTGTTGATGGTAATAAGTTAAGTTGTTGTTTATTTCAGAGATCAGTTGACGAAGCTGCGGGCGCACCATTTAATATCTGTTCCTACTCTTATCTAGTACATCTATTAGCAAAACATTGTGATTTAGAACCTTATGAATTTATTCATTATGGGAGCAATTGCCATATTTACACGGTTCATTTAGATGCTATGAAAGAACAAATAACAAGAACACCATATCCTTTTCCAACACTGCAAATTTTAAACAAAAGAGATAATATTAATGACTATGTATTAGAAGATTTTAAGATACATGATTATCAACACCATCCGCCTATCAAAATAAAGATGGTTGCATAAATTCTTCTTGAATAGTATCAGCATAATTGTAACCAGTAAATTTTGGATTAGGTGACTTTATACGATGTAATATAGTAGCAGTACATACATTTAACTGTCTTCCCGCTTCTGATGTTGAATTATAATGTTCCACATTTATTAGCAAAACATTGTGGTTTAGAATCACATGAATTCATACATCATTTAGGAAAATATCATATATATGATGATCATATAGATGCTTTAACAAAACAAGTTGTACGAAATCCTTATAAATTTCCAATGTTAACTATTTCTTCTAAAAAAGAGAATATAAATGATTACGAAGTTAATGATTTTATTGTGGAGAATTATAATTTTCATGCACCAATTAAAATGGAAATGCGCAAATAATTAAGAAAGAATGTATTGTAAGTAATTATAGCAATGAGTGGAGCAGCAGGTTTATCAGCAGCACGTCGCCGAAGAGCAGGTGGTGGTGGAAATACTCAGTCAACTGATTCCCAACCAAAAAATACTCAACAAAAGACAGCAACTCCACAACAAATAACTCCAATGCAAGTTTTAAATCGTCATGAAAATCGTCTTAATAAAATTTGTGAAGTGTATGAAGCATTAAATGAAAGTGTAAAATCTGTCGAAAATAATTCTAAGCAAAATAATAGTTCAGAAGTATCCAGTCTTATTACACGAGTTACTAATCTCGAAAAAAATTATCAATCAAGCAATACTGGTGAAGATATTAGTTTTTTTAAGAATAAAACACTTGCACTTGAAGAACAAGTTGCAGATCTTAAACGACTTTTACTAAAGGTACAATCATTTGCTATGGAGACAAATTTATCTGTAATGAAAAAAAAGAAATCTGATGATACATCAGAAGAAAATTCAACAGAATAAAATATAACACAAAATAAAATTAAGTAAAAAATTGATATTAATATAATATGGTTATTAATATCAACCTACAAATATGAAGTTTACTATTCGTGATATTACAAAAGCAACAAAATTTACTATAATATGTCAACATTTGACAGCATTTACTGACAATATTAACATGAGTGTAAATGAAAATGGTATATATTTTCAGGGATTAGATGGAAGTCATTGTTGTTTATTTGAGTGTAATTTAGATAAAAGTTGGTTTGACACATATGAGTATAATAAAACAAAAGATATTACTGAATTAGGAGTTAATATTAAATTATTATATAAAGTTCTTAATACAAAACAAGATAATCAAATTATAGAAATATACACTACATCAAAAAAAAAGGATAAATTGAGTATTGATTTTGTAGAAAATGATGAAAAGAAAGAAAAAGGAAAGGGAAAAGGAAATAAATCTTTTAATAAATATTTTGAAATTCCATTGTTTAATGTTGATGAAGTAAAGTTAAATATTATTATGGATGAAACTGATGTAGATCTTATTATACCATCCAAACATATGTGTGAATTGATGTCACAATTAATATTATTTAACGAAAACTTAACAATGAAATTTACAGATGAAATGGTGAAAATGATTGCATCAGGTGAAATGGGTAAAATGGAAGTAAATATTACTCTTGATGATGTTACAGAATATGCGATTGGTGAAGGAATAACTATTATAGAATCATACGCAATTACTTACATTCATATGATGTGCAATTTTTGTAAATTAAATGCAGAATTTGTAATGGGATTTAGCAAAAGTAAACCTATGAAGGGTTCATATGATATTGGAGATAACAGTTATATTTCCTTTTATTTGGCACCGCGAATTGATGATTAGTAAAAAATATAAAATATTATTGTTTTAATTAGGTAAGTAAGCGTCAAATGCAAATTATATTAGGTTTATTAATTTTTTGTATAGTATTATTTCTTTATCTTCATATATATTTTCATTTAAAAACAAGCGATGATTTGGAAATTTATGAAATAGATCAACCGTCAAAAAATAAATTAGAAGAAATATGTGATATTAGACAACCTGTAGTTTTTTCTTTTTATAATGAACAAATTCTTAATAGTTGTTGCAGAAAAACAGTTTTAGATATATATAGTGCATTTGATGTTAAGATCCGAAATATTCAAAATGAACCACAAGATGATGAGGAATTATATATTCCTATTGCATTTAATAATGCTTTAAAGGCAATAAATGACGATACTGAATCTAAATATTTAATTGAAAATAATAATGATTTTTTAGAAGAAACTGCAATGATAAAAAAATATAAACTAAATGATGAGTTTTTAAGACCATATATGGTTTCAAATTGTAATTATGATTTTAATATAGCATCAAAAGGTGTAAGAACTCCATTTAAATATGAAGTAAATTATAGAAATTATTTTTATGTAACCGAAGGGAGTATAAAAATAAAATTAGCACCTCCAAGAAGTGTAAAATATCTCTCTGAAGTAAAAGATTATGATAATTTTGAATTTCGTTCTCCAGTAAATCCATGGAATGTGCAAGAACAATATAAAATGGATTTTGATAAGATAAAATGTTTAGAAATTAATCTTTCTAAGGAACAAATTATTTTTATACCTGCGTTTTGGTGGTATAGTATTGAATATGGAGAGAAAACAAGTTTATCTGTATTTAAATATCGTACTTATATGAATACAATTTCTATTTTACCAAAATTAATTATCAGATTTCTTCAATCTCAGAATGTAAAGCGGAATACAATTCCACAAATAAAAAATGTAATTCATTCAGATAATATAAATGAAAATAAGGATGAATCTGTGAATGTAGTAGATGAATCTGTGAATGTAGTAGATGAATCTGTGAATGTAGTAGATAAATCTGTGACTGTAGTAGATAAATCTGTGACTGTAGTAGATAAATCTGTTCCAATAATAAAAGAATCTACAACTACAATAGAAGAAGTAGAGGAAACAAAATAATTATATTATTTATAAAATATATAGTTTATAATGGTTGAGATAACTGAAAAAGAAAAGGATTCATTAGTGGGATTTTTTATTTATGTGATTATATTTATATTTTTTATACCATATCTATTATTAAATTACAAACAATATGAAATATTAGCGGCGTATTTTCCAAATTTAGATAATTTAGCAACAGCAATTGGATATATGGGTGGTCCGCCAGTGCAGATGCCGGGAGAATTATGGAAATATTTAAGAGAAAGTTGCAAAGAAAATTTATTTGAATTTTTGAGTGTAAGTTTCATTCATTATGTATCATTATTAGGATTAACATTTACAGTTGCTTCTTTTACAAATAAATATAATAGTATTTCCAAAGGTTGGTCAATTGCATTTTTTATGCTTTTTATTACTTATATTATTCCTGGTCATTTAATATTAAAGAGTCAAGATGAATTTGGTAAATTATTAAATCCGTATTTTAATTATAATACTATAATTCATTATATAATAATAGCATCTATAGGAATTTCTATGGTATTAGGTTTAATAATAATTGAAGAAAAACTTATTCATAATTTTTCATCAAAATTAGCAAAACTAATAAGGTATATTGCACATGAATTTAATATAAAAATGAATTAACAAATCTAATTAGCACATAATATATTATTATTAATATATATATATTATGGAATCATTAAAAAAAAATAATGTTTCTGAAGAGAGTGTGTTTGAAAAAAAAAGAACATTTTTTTCAATGGATAATAAAGATGTTAATTTAATAACGGCAAGTTTAGGTTTAATTATTTATATCATAATATTTGCAATTTTAATACCTTATATATTAATTCGTCATGGAATGATTAATATGTTAGCAGCGTATTTTCCAAATCTTGATATTTTAGCAACTGTATTAGGTTATAGAGGAGGTCCACCAAATGATTTTTTAAATGATTTATGGTTATATTTATATAATCCTGCAACTGAAAAACTTTTTGGATTTTTCAGTACAAATTTGATTAATTATTTGGCTTTATTGGGATTAACATTTACAGTTGCTTATTCAACTTATAAATTTAAAAGTATTTCACGCGGTTGGTCAAGGGCGTTTTTTATGATTATTCTTACATATTTAATCCCAGGGCATTTTATTGTCAAAGCACAAGATAGTTTTGGTGATATATTAAGTTCAACTCTTCGCACAGATAGTTTACCGCATTATGTTGTAGTGGTATTATTTGGTCTTTTAATAACATTGGGTATAATTGGTGTAGAAGATTTATTAATAAAGAATTTCTCTCCGATCATATCGAAAATAATATCGTTAGTAGCAAAAGAGTTTTCGTTTAATTTATAAATAGGAGATAAATTTGTATTAGTTTAAATATAAATTTATTAAAATTATTAAGAATTATTAGAATTAATGTCAATCTTAATAGAAGGAAAATATCGGATAATTACTCGAATAGGCGAAGGATCATTTGGTGATATTTTTGCAGGATATAATATAAATACAAATGAAAAAGTAGCAATTAAAATCAGTAAGATAGATTCAAATATATTATTAAAAAACGAAGCGCGTATATATAATGGGTTAAATGATATAAATGGATTACCTGTATTACGGAGTTTTGGTATGACAGGTCAGTATAGTTATTTAATATTAGATTTATTGGGTAATTCATTAGAATATTATAAAGAACAATGTGGTGGAAGGTTAAGTTTAAAAACTGTTTTAATGATTGGAATAAGAATGTTAGAGAGAATTAAAATGATTCATGAAAGAGGAATATTGCATCGAGATATTAATCCAGATAATTTTTTATTTGGGAGAGAAAATGAAGAAAATAAATTATTTTTAATAGATTTTGGATTAGCCAAGTTATATGTGGATTCTCGTAATAATCATATAGAAATATCCGACAGGAATAATCTATTAGGAACTAGTGAATATGTAAGTGTTAATATACATAATGGTATAACTCCAAGTAGACGTGATGATTTGGAATCTATTGGGTATATATTAATATATCTTTTGGAAGGTAAATTACCATGGCAAGAAATAAATATAATAGATGAGAATGAATGTAATTATCAAATAAAAGAAATTAAAAATTTAAAAAGTTTATGGATGTTATGGGATAATATTCCAGGAGAATTTATAACATTTATTAAGTATTGTAGAAGTATAGAATATGACCAAGACCCAGATTATAATTATTTAAAAATTTTATTATCTAATTTATATAAATTACATGGGTTTCCTGTAGATAATATA